GCCATCAGTATGCGCGACTGCAGTAGTGCCATTTACTTCTCTAGTGCAACCAGTTAAGGTCTTTGTAGAGATACCACTATATGTAATCTGCTCTGTCTCGATAAGAATTGTACCGCTAGCTGTAAATCCATCAACAGATGTTAGTGTGATAGATGTATCAGCATCAGTAATATCGCCATCCAATGTTGTGGTAGCTATGGTACTGGCATCATACTGTATTGTTCTTAACTGAAGGTAATCGGAAGGTAATGGATATCTTTTTACCCCGCTAACTAGAGAGATAATCTTTACCGTTTCCATAATCCTAACCCGAAGCAGGCGGTTTATCCGCGCTTCTGCTAGTTTTATGAACGTAGGTATTTGATCGGTTAGATCACTACGATCAACGTAATTAGCTATCTCTGTTTTTAATTCAGAGAATGTTGAGAGAGCCATTATCTAGTCAGTTCAGTAATATAAACTGATGCTGTGCCTGTTCCAGTAATCGCTGAACACATACTTCCCTCACCTTGCACACGGATCAAGTAAGGTGTACCAGCCGCGATGTAAGTTGAGGACGTAGTGGCAGGGCGATCAGGATCAAAGGCAACGAAACAAGCAGCGGTTGTAGTTACCATAACTGTCTGCGTTTGCGCTCCAAATGCAGATGTTGCGGTTGCGCCACTAGATGTAGTTGCGGATAACGTATGGTTTGTTCCCAGTCTGAAAACATTACTAATATCAATCATATCTTTTTACCTATATTTTTGTTGGAGCTACGCGAAAGTATGAGTAGTCTGGATTATTAAGATATGAAGCCAATACAGCCGGGTCTTTATCTATCATATATAACCAACCACCCATACCATCTGGAACTTTTGTCTCTTCCTTCCACTTCTGATAAAGCACTTTTGGAATACTATGGGTATGATGCCACTCCCCCATCTTTCCCGGTGTTCGCTTATCACCAAAATCATTAAACTTGCGTTTAGCATCTTCTAAAATCTGTGTCGTATCTTGTACTTCTGCAATCTTAAAGCTGTCATTAAAATCATCAAACCACAACTCTGTTCTAGATTCTTCATTCTCCTCAAGAAGATACTTAGACATATCCTATCTTCCCTACCATTGGTGCACCATCCGCAGGATCATGGTCGATGTACGCCTTCCTTAACCATCCTGCCGCATCTGTTGGTTCTGCCGGTTCTTTAGGAAGAGGTTTATCTTTTGGGAAGATTTTCTTTTTTATAAATTTATCTGCCGCAATTTCTATATCTTTATCAAAGTTATCCATGTTATTTCCTAGATAAGTTTGGGGGTGAGTTTCCCCACCCCCGTACTCATTATTTTACATTTGCAAGAAGACCGCTTGACTTCTCATTACGAGAAACAAGACCGTATTCAGCAATTAACATCTGCTTGATAGAGTCGCCTGTTTTCGCCATCGTTTCCGTATGCCAAGGTCGGAGCCAGTTAATAGCCCAGAAATCCATGTCTAGAAAGAAAGCGTTAGCAGCAACAGAACCCACACCGTCAGTAGCTAGGTTTCGATCAGGTACGATTTTAAAAGTACCAAAATCAGAAACGTAGACATCGACAGCAGCGACAGCTGTTGCCGGGCCTGAGCCAGAGACTGAGTGACGAGGAGGAACACCTAGTGATACTGAACCTGAACCCACTGATGCCAATCCTGAGATTGTCTGCTTAACAGCAGATGGTACAAGTATCATGTCTGGTTGACCGCCAGCATCAAAGCATGCTTTAATAACTGCTTTGATATTAGCTTCGCTAGCAGCTACATTAGCACCCGCAAGTACCATAGCCGTTGTACCTAGAGAACCAGCAGCAGGGGAGCCACCAGAGCCACCATTAACCCAACCCGTGTTTAACCAAGACGGTAGACCAGCAGTTGCTCTCGCTCCAGAAGTACTACCCGCAGCTTTCACGATGTTGTTAGTAAGCATGAATTCCATATCACGCTTCATTCGTTTTCCCGCTTTAGCGAGCATGTAAGCTTGAGCTTTGCCTCTACCAGCATAGTTAACAACTTGGTCCGTACCTGATGTCATGTTGACAGCACGGCTTATCTGCGTGTAATTAGTAAGCTTCGTTGGCTGCTCTCCCGAGGTATCTCGCGGAGCAGGACTATCATCACCTTCTAACTGACGGTTAGCAGAACCAGCGACAATCGTATCGATTTGCCACTCAAACAAAGTTGCTTCAGCTTTACCTTTACTACAACCAGAAAGGAAGGGAGTATCCATCGGAGCGATATTATAAATTACGTCAGACAAGTCTTCCCGAATAGTCGCACCAGTATAAGTGGTAGCGGTATTTGTAACGATTGCCATTTAAATATCTCCTAAAAATAATTACTCTAGCATATCAAAGATCAAATCAGCCGCATCATCGACATGACCTGTTTCTCTGAGACGCCCCATTTTAGCAGTACGTTTGCGCGCTCGGGGTGGAGCCTTCTCTTGCTTTGCCTTTGATCGAACAACCTTAGGTTTATTCTTGACTTTCTTAGAGCGAACTATGCGTTGTTTCTTTTGAACGTCATCATAAGCCTTGGCCTTCATTAGCATAAGAATTGAACGGTGATCCACCAAGGTATCTAATTCTTCTTGAGTATACCCTTGTCCAACGGCATATTCTCCAATAGCTTTGGAGATTGCCATACGCTTTTCATCATCTCGCCAGTCCGGTAGGATATGAGACATCTTCTGATGTTCCTCCATCCACATCCGTCTATGCTGCTCCGCCATTTCAGACTGCTGTTGTTCAGTAGCAGCCTTGTGCTGATTCTGGAGTTCCGCTATTTGCTCTTGCGCTTGTCTATAATCATCGCGCTTGGTCAAATACTCTTCTCTGTCCTCAGACTTTAAGCGTTCCCAATCTACATTCTGGAACTGCTGGAGGTGTGCATAATTTGTTGAGATGGCCGCTTCAACGGCATCTACATACTGCGCTCTAGCTTGCTGAGTCTGTTGGATTTCATACTGAGCTTGTTGCACAGCTGTATCCATTTGTTTTCGATATTCAGCTAACTCTTGAGTTTTCTTCGTATAATCCGCCTGTCGAGAGTAACCTTTTAAAAGTTCGTCTTCAGTGACCTCGACATCTTTACCATCAACTCTGACAGTATAGACAGTCTCGGTTTCCGACTCATCTTCTGGTTCTTCTTCTTCAGGTGATTCTTCGGAATCCTCTTCTTCAGATTCATCTTCAGTCTCTTCTTGAGACTCATCGACAACTCTGCTTTCAGAAGGTTCCGGTTCATCTTCGGATACTTCCTCTGATGCTTGCGTTTCTTCAGATTCTTCGGTGTCCTCCGGTGGAGGATTAATCATCTGTAGAAATGCTTCTGACGCTTCCTCAATACTACCCGCTTCTGCGGTTGAGGTTACTTCTGCTTGCGGGGCTAGTTGCGTGTCCGCCATCTTTACAATCTCCTATATATGATATTCCTTCAGTTTGCGCGCAATCTCACCTGTTTCAACAATCGAGGTAATGTGTGTGCGAATCCTTTCAAGGAGTCTCAGAGAGAGCCAGCAATGTTCTCTGGCTTCAGTTTCCCTGATACCAGAATGGTACCAAGTATTTTTCAGTTCTTGTTCTAACGTGTCTAATGTTTCTACAAAGATCGGATCAGTAAGAAGTCTATTAGCACGCTCTTCATTTATTGTTGACATTAAGCTTTGCGTCTACCTTTATTTTTGTTTGCAATTTTATTGAAGGTTCTAGCTAGAGTTGCTTGTCTCTGTGTTTTGGTAGAAGCTTTAGAACCTTTCTTTAATACCTTGTTAGCAAAGGCTTGTACACCCATACCAGCAGCTTTAGCTTTCTTTGTAAACGCTCCTTCTTTTAACTTAGCTTTTTGTATCCACTTTTTAGCCATAATTATCCTATCGCTACAGGTCTACCCTGCTCTGCTTCAAGTGCAAGTTCAGCCATTTTAAGTTGTGCATCTACAGCATCTGAAGCAGCTACTTGCTGCATCTTCTGCTGTTTTACCTGTATATCTGCGGCTTTGATTTCAAGCTCTTTCTGTTTAAGCTGTAACTCAGCTTGTTCCAATTCTTCCTGTGGATTAGGTTGTGGAGGAACACTGTCTGGATCAGTTAAGAAGTCATCAACATTCTGGAAGCCCATATTCTTTATAAGAGCTGCACCCATGTTATACATATTCTTCTCACTAACAATCTTCAATCCACCACGCATAGCATCACCAGCAAACCCCAACATCGTAGTTAGGTGCATAAGCTGCTGGTCTTTATTACCACTACCGATACCGACAGATACTGTACAGTCATACTTGTCTTTCCACATATCAGGGCGCACAGGAACCCACTGATTCCTCAACATAATAACTCGTTGATGGTCTTGGTTCTTTAGAACTAGCTCGTAGATATGACGCATCAATTCTTTAACACCTGTCTCAGCAAAGCATCTAGCAATCAACTCTACTCTTGACTGCGCTGCCGTCATTGTTGCGGCAACTGCAGTAGCTGTCGTATGCGATGTGAGAGCATTCTCATTCAACCCTTGAGAGTAT